AAATCAATAGAGTGTTTGTATGATGGCGCTTTAATATTAGGTACTGGTAAATTACTTAGATGGGAAATGGCAAAAAATATGATAAGGCCAAAAAGTGATTTTACTAAAGTTAAAATGAATTATGCTATAGTAGCTCCTAGATTATACAAAGGTAGAATAGAGAGTTTAGTAAGCCGTATTACCGGTTTTGCTGATATGATACAATTAACTCATTTAAAGTTACAACAAGTTTTATCTCGCATGGTACCGGACGGTGTATATCTAGATGCGGATGGTTTAGCTGAAATAGATTTAGGTAACGGTACAAATTATAATCCGCAAGAAGCATTGAACATGTTTTTCCAAACAGGTTCTGTAATTGGTAGATCGTTTACAAGCGAAGGTGATATGAACCCTGGCAAAGTACCAATACAAGAAATAACAAGTGGTAGTGGTGGTAACAAAATGCAAGCTTTAATTGGTAATTACAACTATTATTTACAAATGATTAGAGATGTAACTGGCCTTAATGAATCAAGAGACGGTAGTACACCAGATAAATACGCTTTGGTTGGTGTGCAAAAACTAGCTGCTGCAAATAGTAATACTGCTACAAGACATATATTACAAGCTGGTTTGTTTTTAACGTCTGAAGTTGCTCAATGTTTATCTCTTAGAATATCAGACATATTAGAGTATTCACCAACAGCTGATGCGTTTATACAACAAATAGGTAGTCACAATGTTGCTACGTTAGATGAAATGAAAGAGTTACATTTATATGACTTTGGTATATTTATAGAATTACAACCAGATGAAGAAGAAAAAGCAATGCTTGAAAATAATATTCAAATGGCTCTTCAACAACAAATAATAGAACTTGCTGATGCTATTGATATAAGAGAAATTAAAAACATAAAGCTTGCTAATCAAATGTTAAAGTTGAGAAGAGCTAAAAAACTAGCTAAAGATCAGCAAATGCAACAACAAAACATACAAGCCCAAGCTCAAGCAAATGCACAAACACAACAAGTAGCTGCACAAGCAGAAATGCAAAAACAACAAGTTATAACTCAATCGCAGGCTCAGTTAGCACAGGTTAAAGCGGAGTTAGAAGCGCAAAAACAAGCTCAAGAAGTAATGTATAAAAAAGAGCTAATGCAACTAGAGTTTGAAATGAACATGCGACTTAAAAGTATGGAAGTTGAAGCTCAAAAAGGAAAAGAGAAATTAAAAGAAGATCGTAAAGACGAAAGAACAAGAATACAAGCTACTCAACAAAGTGAACTTATAGATCAAAGAAAAAGTGAAAAAGCACCTAAAAACTTTGAGTCTGCAGGTAATGATACTTTAGGGAGTGGTTTTGATTTAGAGACTTTTGATCCTAGATAAAAATTATTAATTATTATTATATTATATTATGGAAGAAAACAATGAAAACGTAGTTGAAGAAACTACACAAGAAACTGTGCAAACAGTTGATGAAACAAAATTTGATAGCGCTGATGATGACAGTGTTATTAAAGTAGATTTAAATAACCCACCAAAAACAAAAGAAGATGCCGTTCCAGAGCAAAGCACAGATGAGGTTCCTGTACGCGACGAATCCGAAACTAGCGAAGAAGTACTCGAAGAAGTCGTCGAAGCAACAGATCAAAAACCTACCGGAGAAGAAGTCTCCGAACAAGTTCAAGATGAAGCACCCGTTATTGAAGAAGTAACAGAAGAGGAAGTTCAAGAAAAAACAGAAGAGTTAGCTGAAGAAGTAGTTGAAGCTATAGAACAAGCTCAAGAAACTGGACAAGCAATACCAGAAAATTTACAAAAAGTTGTAGATTTTATGGAAGAAACTGGTGGTACATTAGAAGATTACGTTCGTCTTAATCAAGATTATTCTAGTTACGACGATATGACAATATTAAGAGAGTATTATAGACAAACTAAAAAACATCTTACAGATGATGAAATAACTTTCTTAATTGAAGACTCATTCTCATACGATGAAGAAGAAGATGATGCAAGAGATGTGAGAAAAAAGAAAATAGCGTTGAAAGAGCAAGTTGCTGACGCTAAAAGCCACTTGGACGGGCAAAAGTCCAAATACTATGAAGAAGTTAAAGCTGGTTCAAAGCTAACGCCTGAACAACAAAAAGCTGTAAATTTCTTTAATAGATATAACAAAGAAAGCGAAGAGAATAAAAAAATAGCGGACAAACAAACTAATACTTTTAAATTAAAAACTCAAAAAGTTTTTAACGATAAATTCAAAGGTTTTGAATATAACGTCGGTGATAAAAAATATCGGTTTAACGTGAAAAACGCTAATGAAGTGAAAGAAGCTCAAAGCGACATTAACAATTTTGTCAAGAAGTTCTTGAACAAAAATAATGAAATGGAAGATGCTACAGGCTATCACAAATCTTTATATACAGCTATGAATCCCGACGCTATTGCTAAGCATTTTTACGAGCAAGGTAAAGCTGATGCTTTAAAACAAAGTATAGCTAAAGCTAAAAACGTAAGCATGGATCCAAGACAATCATTTTCAAATGATAATACTAGTGGTCCAAAAGTAAGGGTGCTTAACGATGATTCTCCTACTTTTAAGTTTAAAATTAAAAATAAATAAATAACTAATTTAAAATTAAAAAATTATGAGTATTACTGCTGGAAGTAATTTGAATAGTGTACCATCGCCAACTAAGGCAGCACTAGAAACAAATTACTTAGATTTAGCGTCATCATCTGGACAAGGATGGGCGCAACAATATGTACCAGACCTAATGGAGAAAGAAGCTGAAGTTTTCGGACCGAGAACTATTTCAGGTTTCTTAGCTCAAGTAGGTGCTGAAGAGGCTATGACAGCTGATCAAGTTGTATGGTCTGAACAAGGTAGATTACATCTATCATACAAAGGTCACATCGCTAACGCAACTCAACAAACTGGAAACAGTAACGAAGAGGGTGGTACTTTTGAAATCGATACAGATATTGATGGCAACGCTGTTGGTACTTCTTCTATCGATCACGGTATTAGAGTTAATGACATGGTTTTAGTAGCTGATTCAAGTGCAACTGCACAAGGTTTAGTAACAGCTGTTTCTAATGATCAAATATCTATAGCTCTTTACAACGCTGGAAATTCAACTGCTACATTTGCAAATGCAGGTTTAGCTGCTGGTTCTGGTGATACAGCTACTATATTAGTTTATGGTTCTGAATTTAAGAAAGGTGATAACTACAATGGTAACTCTAGCCGTCAAGCTAATGAGCCACAGTTTAAGTCTTTCCAAAACAAGCCAATCATTATGAAAGATTACTACGAAGTATCAGGATCTGACGCTTCAAGAATTGGTTGGGTTGAAGTTTCTACTGAAGGTGGTCAAGGAGGTTACCTATGGTACTTAAAAGCTGAGTCTGACACTAGAGCTCGTTTCACTGATTATATTGAAATGGCAATGCTTGAGTCTATTAAAACTACAGCTGCTAACTCTAAAGTAGACGCATTTTTAGGAACTGATGGTACTACTTTAACTGGTACTGAAGGTTTATTCGCTGCTATTGAAGATAGAGGTAACGTAACTACTGGTGTAACTGGTGTTAACGCTGCAACTGATTTAGCTGAGTTTGATGCAATACTTGCTGAGTTTGACAAGCAAGGAGCTATTGAAGAGTACATGATGTTTGTTAACAGATCAACTAGCTTAGCTATTGATGACATGTTAGCTTCAATGAACTCTTACGGAGCTGGTGGTACTTCTTACGGAGTATTCAACAACTCTGAAGATATGGCATTAAATTTAGGTTTCACTGGTTTCAGAAGAGGTTCTTATGACTTCTACAAGTCTGACTTCAGATACTTAAATGACAAAGCTACAAGAGGAGGTATTAACGATAGAGATACTGTTAATGCAATTAGAGGGGTTATGATACCTGCTGGTACTTCTTCAGTTTATGATCAAACTGTTGGTGCAAGTATGAAGAGACCTTTCTTACACGTAAGATATAGAGCTTCACAAACTGATGACAGAAGAATGAAAACTTGGGTTACTGGTTCTGTTGGTGCTGCTACATCTGCTTTAGATGCAATGCAATTACACTTCTTAACTGAAAGATGTTTAATTACTCAAGGTGCTAACAACTTCATGTTAATGAAATAAGCACTTATTATTTTAAGGATCGAGGCTTCGGCCTCGACCCTTTCTTTTTATTAATTTTATTATATATTATATTATGGCAAAAAAACAAAAAATAGAAGAGGTAGAGGTACCTATTGTTGAAACACCAGTTGTTGAAACACCAACACCTAAAAAAGTTGAACCTAAAAAACCAACTTGGGAAATAAAAGATAGAGTTTATCATTTAAAATCAAATAGAAAACCACTTTCTTATATGTTAAAAACTAATGGCGTTTATTATTTTGACGAAGAAAAAGGTTACGAAAGAGAGTTGAAGTATTGCGAAAATCAAAGAACTTGTTTTGTAGATGAAATGCAAGGAGATCAAAGGTTATCTCATGTAATTTTTAGAAACGGTAGTTTGTTTGTAGAAAGACAAAAAACAGTTTTACAAAAACTTTTATCTTTATACCACCCACACAATGGTAATATTTTTTACGAACACAAGCCTGAAGCTATTGCTGCAGATGAAATAGAAATATTAGAAATGGAAGCAGATGCAATATTAGCCGCTAGAGAAACTGATATTGACTTGGCAGAGGCTATATTGCGTGTAGAAAAAGGCTCAGAAGTGTCTAAGATGAGTTCTAAAGAGCTTAAAAGGGATTTACTAGTATTTGCTAGAAAAAACCCTGCTTTGTTCTTAGAATTAGCTACTGATGATAATGTTCAACTTAGAAACTTTGGTATTAAAGCTACAGAGCTTGGTATTATTAAATTAAGTTCAGACCAAAGAAACTTCATGTGGGGATCTAATAATAGACCTATTATGACAGTACCATTTGACGAGCATCCATATACTGCTTTAGCACATTGGTTTAAAACTGATGAAGGTATGGAAATATATTCAAATATAGAAAAAAGATTAAATTAATCAAACTGTAGGAGCGGTCGCCCTACGGGGCGATCGTAAACTACAATAAAGAAATATGGTAAATATAGATGACGTATATCAAAAAGTATTAGCTATAGCTAATAAAGAGCAAAGAGGTTATATAACTCCACAAGAGTTTAATTTATTTGCTAACCAAGCTCAAATGGATATATTTGAGCAATATTTTTATGATATAAATCAGTTTAACAGAATCCCTGGTAATCACACAGAATATTCTGATATGTTAACTTTGTTAGAAGAAAAAACAAGTATATTTAAAAGTCAAGTTAGTTTTAACTATAACGGTACTGTTTTTCAAAACCCTCAACAACAAAACTTATATAGACTAGGTACTGTTTTATACCGAGGAAGAGAAATACAAAGAGTTGATTATTCAGAACTTTTACAAATAAGCAAATCACCGCTAACTAAACCTACAGAATCATATCCTGTTTATTATGAAAGAGCAGATGGCATAGTAGTAAAACCAAATACTATAACAGAAAAAGTTATTTGCACGTATCTTAAAAAACCAAAAAAAGTTTCTTGGGGTTACAGTGTTGTTGGTGAAACAGCGTTATATGATGCTACAAAAGCGCAAGATTTTGAACTACATCCTTCAGAAGAAAATAATTTAGTTTTAAAAATATTAGCTTTAGCTGGTATTATGTTACAAGATCCTGGAGTTTATCAAATAGCAACAGCTGAAGATCAAAAAAATATTCAACAACAAAAATCATAGTAAATGGCATTAATAGATAAAACAGCAAGAGAATATTACGAGGGATTAGATGGTGTACAACAAAGTGGTGTTGCAAACTTTGGAGATTATCAATTTATTTCTTTAGAAACTATAATAAATCAGTTTTTAATCGCTTATGTTGGCGAAGACAATATAATTCCAAAAGTAAAAAGAACAACAGTGCAGTTCCATGCTCAAAGAGCATTGCAAGAATTAAGCTTTGATACTTTTAAATCTACAAAGTCATTTGAAATGGAAGTTCCGCCCTCTTTAACTTTACCGTTGCCACAAGATTATGTTGGTTATACAAAACTGTCTTGGGTTGATGACTCTGGTATAAAAAGACCAATATATCCTACACTGTCAAAAAGTTCTAATCCTGTTGCTTATCAACAAAACTCAGACGGTAGTTTTAAATTTGAAACAAATAGTTATATTAGAAAAACTGCCGGTGGAGGCAATGAATATGTTGTTACAAAAACAAAAGTAGATCCTTTGACTGGAGAGCTATTGCAAAAATCAACAACATTTACTACAAATGTAATACCTGCTACCAACGAATATGAGCAATATGGTATAACGCAAAGTGGCGTACAAAGTTCAAAAAATGGGCCTGGAGATGTAAAGTCTGATAATTTATTACCTAAGTTTGTAAAAGAAACTAGAATAGACGTTACAAACACTAGTGGTTATGAAAATAAAGAAATTTCATATGGACCTGGAAGTGGTATGCAAATGAATTTTTTTACATCTGGTCATGACATAGAAGTTGGTATGAATATTTTTGGACCTGGCATACCACCAAATACAACTGTAAAAACTGTTGGAGATTCTAATAGCGTAAATTACCCAGGTATGGGTATAACAATGACAAATCCTGTTCATGAGCAATGGCTTTTAGATGGTCAACCAGGAACAATAACAGATCCAGAAGCTACAATAACTGTGGATGGAGCTATTAGCACTATATACGGTGCACCAACTAATAACGGTTATCCTTTTGACACTCAAATAGCAGGTGAAGAAGTTATATTTGTAAATTTAAACACACAGTCTACGGCTTGGGGAAGATATAAGTCTCACACTTCAGTTACAGCAACTGATGATTATGAAGATGATACTGAGTGGGTAAATGAAGGCCAAAGATATGGTATTGATCCTCAGCACGCACAAAATAATGGTTCGTATTATATAGACGATAATACAGGTTTAATACACTTTAATTCTTTTATAAACGGAAAAACTATAGTGTTAGATTATTTAAGCGATAGTTTAGGAACAGATGAAGAAATGAAAGTACATAAATTCGCTGAAGAAGCAGTGTACAAGTGTATAGCATACGCTATAATGTCTACAAGAGCTAACGTGCAAGAGTATATAGTTCGTAGGTTTCAAAAAGATAAATTTGCTGCAGTTAGAAAAGCAAAATTAAGATTATCAAATATAAAATTAGAAGAGTTAACTCAAATACTTAGAGGTAAATCTAAGCACATAAAACACTAATATATGCCGGAGATTAAACATGTTTTCACTCAAGGCAAGATGAATAAAGACCTTGATGAAAGACTAGTAGAAAATGGTCAGTATAGAGACGCTATGAATATACAAGTATCAACTTCAGAAGGTTCTGACGTTGGTGTTGTTCAAAACATATTGGGTAACGTTAATGTTTTTCCTGATAATAAAATACACTCTAAATCTGTTTGCGTTGGTGCTATTGCTGATGAAAAAAATAACTGTTTCTACTGGTTTGTTTATCACAATGAAAAAAACTTAATATTAAAATTTGATGGTAGGTATGTTACATTTGTTTTTGTAGATACAGAAAATGTTTTAAAATTTAGTAACAATCTTGTAACAGGTATAAATATAATAGATGACTTTTTATTTTGGACAGACAATAAGTCAGAGCCTAAAAAAATAAATGTAACAAGAAGTATTAATGGTACGGATCAAACTGGCGATTATCACACTTGTTTAATAGTACCAAAAAGAAATATCACAAAGGATGATGGCATTAAAGTTCGAGAAGAACATATAACTGTAATAAAAAAATCACCTAAAACAAAGCTTGTATTAGATCCTATTTTCGAAAAAAATATAAAATCTACAACTAACTTTGATTTTACTTCAGTAACTGTTGGTAGTTTAGCGCAGATTTACTTTAATAATCTTCCAATCTTTATTAACGGCTACAAAGTTAACGATATACTTGTTGTTAAAGAAAATGATGGAAGTGTTATTGTTAGGATGAAAGTAACACAAGTGCTTATATTATCAGACGGTCTTTACGAGGTTGAATTTTTATCACTCTCTAGCGATGCTATAACTAGTGGAGCTATTTATGATGTTGAAAAAGAAGATATAAGTGATTTATTTGAAAGAAAATTTATAAGATTTGGTTATAGATACAAGTATGAAGATGGTGAATATTCTAGTTTTTCACCTTTTACCGATGTTGTTTTTAAGCCAGATCTTTTTGAGTATAGTTCTAAAGACGCTTATAATAAAGCGATGGAAAACAATTTAATTTCTTTAAAGTTAAGAAATTTTATAACTGCAGAAACACCTGAAGATGTTACACAAGTTGACATACTTTACAAAGAGTCTGATTCACCTACGGTTTATATTGTTGATAAATTAAAATACAAAGATCCAACACAAGCAACTACTGGTGGCTTTGAAAAAAATTATATAAACGCTAATTTATATGAAATTACTTCTCC